GAATTTACAGTTTATTCTCAACCTACTACTAGTGTAGTAACAGAAAGAAGTTTATTTAGAGTAGAAGCAGATTATAGTACATCTGTTGCTTATTCAAATATACCTTTAGATCCTATATTTAATAATGTATCTGAAGCTAGAAAATCAATCCAATATATGGATTTAGATTATTCCTCAAACACAATTACTCCTGTTAATATTGGATTTATTACAAGTAGATCATTTGGTGAAATAACAGAAGCTTCAACCCCATTTTTAGATGCTCCTATCCAAGACAGTAATTATACTTTGAGACGTAATATAAACCCACGTTATTTAGGCAGTAAAACTACCTCTAAACTATATAATACTTATACTTTAGGAGACAATTCATATGGACAAACAGCCGCTATTGATTTAAATTCTCTTAAATTTGCTTATTTTTCTGAAGTAGTAGAAACAGGTTCTTTCTTCCCAGATAGATCAAATGTTTATATTAAGTATTTAATTGATGGAAGATCAAATGTTACTGAGCTAACTCGTAAAAACGAGACTATATTTGAGGTACAAAACATATTTAATGCTAATAAAGAAGCAAACATTTCATTAGATAATAACCAGGAATTTTCAGATCAAAAATATTTAGATGGTTTAAAACCTATATATGCTGGTGGATATCGTTATTTGCCTTCTTTACAAAACCCAACAGGAAGCTCTTCATTAGTATTCAATCTTACTTCAGGTTCAATTACTAATATAACAAAAGAAGATTTAAAAGAAATACCTACTAGTTTAGGAGGAGATTTTATTAAAATAGGAAACTTTAATTTAGGTACAATCCAAATACAAAGTGGCAGTAACGTAGTTAATGTAGGAGGATATCCTTCTATAACATTAACTCGAAATGCTCCTGTAAACCAATCTACAATTTGGTGGGATAATGATTTATTAATTAACGTTGAAGGTCAAGTTGAACTTGAAATTAATATACCTAAAAATACTTCTGCTTCATTTGAAGATATAACTTGGAATCCTTTTAATGGTTCACAACCTATATTATCTTCTTCAACTGATTTAGGTGAATTTGCTTTGCTTAAAGCAACTTACCACGTAACTAATTCTGTTATTTTACCTAAAAATACAAATGAGATAGCAGCTATATTAGATGATTCACCTTCTGCTATGGGAGGTAAATTTGAAACTAGCTTTGCAACTCCACAAATTAATAGTGCCTCTATAACAATAGGACAAGAATCAGCTAACTATTCAGAACCAAGATATACTTACTATTTTCCTTCTGATCCTGTGCTTTCACTAACTTCTAGTATTATAGATGGAGGAGATGCAGCTAATGGAAATGCTTTCTTTGTAAGAAATAATACAGGTTCATTTAACATCTTAACAGCATCAGTTTCAATGTCATACTGGTATGAAAATATAATCCAAACCTCTTCTGTTTATATTAGTGGTTCGGATTCATATGGTGTAATAGATGAAGCCTTCTCTATTCAAGAAGGAGACTTATTTAGATTTGTAGATGTGAACGCAGGTGAGCCTGGAACAGGAAGTGGAATATTCCCTAAAGAATTTGAACGTCAAGTTAAACGTGTAAATGTTATTCCAAGAGATGAAGTAACAGCTACAAACCGTTTAGCAATTGAATTTGATAAAGATATTCCTGCTAGGGCATGTGAAGATTTCCCTAGTGCTACTTTACCTGAAGATGCTAGACAAATTAAACGATTTGTTATACTAAGAAAAGTAGAAGACGAAACAAACATTGTACTAGATTTCGCTAAACAACCAGGAAGAACATCTTCAGGAATTGTTTTACCAGCTGATATACCTAAATCCTTACAAGATAGAGCAGGTAATATTGTAAAAGAACTTAAATCACAGAATTTAATATCATAAAAAAACTAAAAAACACTATATTTATATACAACAAGATTAAACCATGGGATATTTAAATAATAATACAGTTACTGTTGATGCCATCCTAACAAAAAAAGGACGTGAGTTACTAGCTAGAAACGATGGCTCATTTAGAATTACACAATTCTCTTTAGCAGATGATGAAATTGATTATACTCTGTATAATCCAAACCACCCATCTGGGTCAGCTTTTTATGGAGAAGCAATTGAAAATATGCCTATCCTAGAAGCATTTCCAGATGAAACTCAAACAATGAAATATAAGTTATTAACTTTACCTAGAGGTACAGCTAAATTACCTGTACTTGAATTAGGATACACAACTATAACTTTAAAACAAGGAGCTTCTTTGTCAATTACTCCTCAAACTTTAAATTATTTAGGTCAAGATTCAACTTTTGAATCAAGTGGGTATGTAGTTACAATTGGGGATTCTAGAACCTTATCTAATTTTGAAGGTGTAGGAATAAATAATGCAGCATCAGCTAACCTAAATACAACAACTACAGTAGGTACAAATGTATCTAGAACTGTAATTGGAACAACAATTAACTTAACTGCAACTACAGTTAATACATTGTTTGGAACATCAAACACATTGAATACCATTATAACCTTCACAGGTAGAGATTCAGGAGCTAGATTAACAATCCCACTTAACATAACAAAAGTAACATCGTAATATTATGAGCTTTGTAAGTTTAAATACTAATGACTTTGTAGTAAGTGCTGATTCTATCACTTCTACTTTATGGACAGGACAAATTCCTATCTTAAACCAATTTTTTACCTCATCAGCTACATCTTCATTTAACACATATCTAGATGTATACCAAACCTCATCTTTAAGATCAGACGCTGAAGTACAGTTTTCAATCGCCTATGGTGAAGTAGAAGGCTCAGGTTCATCTCCTTATAACAATTTAGTAACTGGAAGTTCTCCTTCTAAAGTAACCTATGGTCAATTTAGAACTTTAATAAATGGAGATGAAAATACAAACTTTAGTTTTGGAACTGGAAACACAGATTCAAGAGACATTTATGTATTAAACGTTAATAGAGCAAGATATAAAGAAAAATTATTCCCTGGTACATTTAATCTTGTTTTATCTGGTTCAGATGGAACTGAAGTAACACGTCTACAATTAACAGATAACTCTAAAGACATAACTACATTAACATATACCGATGCAGGACGTGTATTTGATATTGTAAGTGGATCAAATGGTACAGCTACCTCTGCTACTCCAATATCAGCATCTACTACTACTGCAGGATATACCCCTTCGGGATCATATGGAAAATATTTACCAGACGTAGGTTTAATTGTATTAAACCCAAGAGCACTTGCTTTATCAGGTTCACAAGGAGGTCTAGGTATAAACATTAATAATGATTTAACAGATGAAGCTCTTGTAGCTAATCATAGTCAATTATTTGAATCAATCAAATTAGCCCAAACCTTTTCATTAAATTCAGAAGAAACAATTACATCTGATTATGTATTTGTAAGAATAGGAAATTCTGATTTTAATTATTCTACTAACCCTTCTATGATAAGTGGTAGTGGAGAATTTGTATATTCAAGTCTAATTAATAATCCTCAAACATTTATAACAACTGTAGGTTTATATAATGATGCTAATGAATTGTTATCTGTAGCTAAATTATCGAAACCATTAGTTAAAGATTTTACTAAAGAAGCTCTTGTTAGAGTAAAACTAGATTTTTAATGAATGAGTTTTGCATACAAAAAACTAAAACCCTCTGAAATAAAATCAGTACCTTATATTGCTAATAAGCAATATGAGTATGATTCATCTTCATATTTAGATAATAATATTCAAACTTATGTAGGGGAATATATTCCTATTACTACAGACCAACCTTTTGATCCTATAAATGACAACTTAACACCTGATGGAAATTATAGAAGATTAATTTATGAATCAATTCGTCATTTATACTATCAAAACTATATAACTGCTTCTTCACAAGATCAAGACGTAGCAGATGATGCTTTAATTTACCCTGATAATGTAAATAGTTTTTGGCATTCATCTTCATTTGATAATTATCTTCAAAATACTATGGCTTCGGGCACATTCCCGAACTTTAGAGATTTTCCTTACTTTGAAAAAGTAGAATATGATTTTGATGCTACGGGATCAAAATATGGAGATTCTTTATATTTTATAGAAAACTCTGCTAAAATTAGAGTAATTTCTATCCCAAAAGACAAATATGGTGAAGGGATTAAACCTCATAGTTTTTTAATATCTGGGTCTAATTTTTATATGGCAGATGATGGTCAAGGAAACATTTATGATTATATAAAAGTAATTGCCAAATATGGTGCACGTTTCTACTCAGCTGTCCCTGGTTATTATTCAGGTGAAAACTTAGCAGTGCCAGTAGGAAATGTATTTTATAATCACGGTATAGCAGTAATTACAAACAAAGACTATCTATGTTTTATAGAAGGAACCCCAGTAGCAAGAAATACTTATATTAATCTACTTAATACTCAAGAAGAAAAAATTATCCCTACGTTACAAGGAGATTTTGATGATTGTCTTTCATTAGCAACAGAATCAGTTGCAACATCAAACATTCCAGGATTTAATTTTCCAAATTATTCAATTAGTGGAAGTGGAGACATAGTAATTACACCTAATTTATCAAGTACTATTCCCGGGGAATATAAATTACAATATACTGTAAATAACACTTTAGGACTAACAAGTAATACTTCTTCCATAGTACTAAATATAATATCTGAGCCTTTATCTTCGTCAATAGTATCTATAACAGAAACATGTTTTGGAGGAACTGAATCTTCTTCAGTAACTTTTTCAATTGATAAGGGTTTACCCCCTTATAGTTGGTCTATTGATGATTCTACTTATACCCCTATAAGTGATTTATTTCAACCCATAATTACAGCTTCATTAATTCCAACACGTTCTTTAGTACTTTATATAAAAGATAAAAGTAATCAAGTAATAACTCAATCTATCAATACTTCTTATATTCCTATTGATGGAAAAGTATGGCAAAACGATGTATCAAATTGTGGAACAAATGATGGTAGTATAATAGTAAGTGCAAGTGGAACTACAGGTATAATATCAGCTTCACTAACATCATCATTCTCAAATTCATTAGAATTACCAAATGAATTTATAAATTTAGAAGTAGGGTCTTATACAGTATATTTTCAAGATTCAAACCTATGTACTAGTTCTTCTATAATTAATGTAACCCAAACTATACCTGTAACAGCAAGTTATACAATTACACACGTTGATTGTTTTGGAAGTAATACAGGTAAAATTACTCTAGATATTTTAGATTCTATGGATACGGCTTCAGATTACTTTTTAACAGGAGGAACTGAACCTTTAACTTGGAGTTGGAGTGGTCCTGGTGGTTTTTCTACATCTTCTCAAGATATAATTAATGTTGCTAGTGGGTCTTATATACTAAATATATTTGATAATGATGGGTGTAATTATTCATTTAATTATGATATTACTTCATCTCAAGAACTATCCTATACTGCTAGTATAATTTATAGTAGTTCTTTATATACAAAATTTAAAATTGAAAATATAACAGGAGGGATACCACCTTATACTACTAGTATTAGTACTCTTCTTTCTACATATACATCAAGTATAACATCAAGTGGCCCTGCTTTTGCATCTTCTAGTACTTTTACTTATAGTTTAGATGCAGATGGTCTTTTACCTACTTCTGCTAGTTGTAGTGTAACAGATGCTTTAGGATGTATTATAACTAGCCCTTCAATAGAAGTGTTTGGTAGAACATGGGAAGTAAGTGAATCTTTTTGTGAAGATGGTACAGGTAGTGTAGCACAACGTAATTTTAATTTCTATACAAATGAACCAACAGGTGCAGAATGGGTAACAGTTAAAATCCATTCTGGAAGTGAAACACCTGTTGAATTAGCTACTTCTGGTAGTGCAACAGGAAGTTACTCGTGGAATGCAAACGATACTTTATATATAGATATATATACAGGCTCAAATGATAATTTTTATTTAAGAAGAGAATTTAGTGGTTCAAGTGATATAAGTGGGTCTCCTGCTCTAATAACAGGTAGTGAAGTGACAAATTCTATAATTTTAACAGGTAATGCTAATTTAATACACTTTAACGAAAACTTAGATGTATCTTTAACATTTGGGCCTAATTATAAAATATCTTCTTTACATTTAACAGCTTCTAAAATTAATACTGAAGAAGAAACTACAAATATAAACTTTAAATTTGATCGTCAAATCCCACTATCTAAAATTAGAGATAATTTTACAGCAAGTGCTGTTACTTTAATTACAACAGGAAGTGATGGAAGTGGATCTAACTTTATAGCTCGTGATGATCAATTTATAGATACAAAATATGGAAATACAGGTAGTTTTATAGGACCAAATAAAAAATTATTTAGAGATAGCTACGCTTTTGGAAATATTATAAATACAATCTCTGGTTCAAATGTTGAATACACAAGCGGATCTATATTTAGTGGATCAGTTTCAGCAAGCATATTTGGTGGGGAAAATGGATACTACTTTACCCAACGTACAGACAAAGTCTGGTTAATGACAGCTGATGTAGATAATGTTGAATATTTAGAAGTATTCTCATATACAGATACCGATCAATACGAAAATGACCCTATTGGAACCAGAACAAATACAGTAGCAGTCCATAGAGAATATAAAATATTTGCAGGTTCTCAACGAATGGAACACGATCTTATGTATATTATGATATTACATGAAGATGAATATGCTGAAATGCCTTTACCTGCTGGATTAGGTGGTGGAGAAATATTCAATAGAAAACTTCAAAACCTAAAAGATGTTAACCGAGTTTACTATTTATTTATGTCTCCAATTGGATCATCTGATTCTCAAGCAGAATTAGATTCTAGAGCAATAGCAGTTGGACAATACTTTATAGACAATGTAATTTATGGCTAATACCGGATATAAAATAGTACCAACCCTAGCCCAACGCTTTAACTCAGGCCCAGTTTCAGGTAGTTTAGTAGCAGATGGGTTTCCTGTAAATTTAGGAGTAGCCCCATTTAGTGCTTCTCTTAATAATCAAGATTATTTTTATAGGTCTTATGACCCTGAAACTTGTGAACCCGGATTTGAAGACTGTTTAGTCCCACTTTTAACCAGTTTAACAACAGGTTCAAGTAGAGGGAGATTTGCTATAAATTATGTAACACAGTCTGGTTTTAATCCACCAATTGATATTACAGCTTCTGTTTCAAATGACATAAATTTTAGCACTTCAGAAACATTTTCTGCCTCTATAGATAGTATTATACCAATCACAACCTCATTTGTAAGTGGCACAGTATATTTTAAAGCATTTACCTCTTGTAGTGGACCAGATCCTTCACCAGATTCATCTCCATTATCATTTACATATGATTTATTACCCCCACCTTTAGCAGCTGGTAGTGTAAATATTATATTTAAAAACAATTTATCTTCAGCTATGGAGGTCCAAATTCTTAGCACTAGAGGAAATGTTAATTATAAAATTTCATCAGGAAATTCTATAACATATGATTATAGTACTTCACCAGATCCCGGTGCTTGGACTTCAGATGGTCGTTCTGAAGACTTAACAGTTACTATAAAAGGTGGATCTAAAAATGATTATGGTAATTTTGTGCAAAGAAATACTACAGGTATTTTTGAAGAAACCTATACTATAAATGGAGGGTTTGATTCCCCTAAAAGTAATACAGATAACAGCTCCAATTTCACCCCAGATAAAGGTATAACATTTAATATTAAACAATTATCTTTACCGGTTAATAATACTATAACAACAACAACTTTTACATTAATAGCTAATTCACCACCTACACCATCAATCCCCCCTGCACCTACACCAGACCCAGGCCCTGGCCCAGCTCCAGATCCAACTCCATATGTTGCAACAGAGTTTGGTTCTACCCCTTATAATGATGAAAATAGTGTTTGTGCAAATACTGGAGTAAATTATAGAGAAAAAACTTATTTTAGAAGAAATGGGTATTTATATAACACAAGAGAAGATGCTTTAGATAATACAAAAGCTGTATTTCCTTATATAAAAAATTATATATTAACAAGTACAACTACTTACTTAATAGTAAATAAAGAAGGATATATTCAAAATAGAGGTACGTGTATTTTACCTACTGTAAGTATTTATACTTTAAGAGGATCATTTTCTTCACAAGAAGAAGCTTGTAAAAGAACAAGAACATCCCCGGGCAGCCAAACATTTTCCTATAAAGATAATAGACTAATCAATTCAGGCCTTTCAGGAAGATACCCTTTATTTAATGGTACCCAAGAAAAAGGAGGAAGAAACATAATTTTAAGTTCAGGACGTATTATAGGGTATGAAACCTGTGGATCAGAATTATCTACTGTTTATTATGGTAGTATTGGGTTTAATAATGAAGTATACCCTTTAAAAACCCCTGATGTTATTAATCCTAGAACCTTTCAAAGATTAATATGTTCTAATGAATTAAAACCATATTCACTTGGCCCTTCAGGAATAATTTATTATCATATTGATAGTGGTTATCCTTATGTCCCAGTAGGATTAGGTAATAGATGGTACAAAACTTCAGATGGGGATTTTGTAATACTTGATAGAGGTATAGTTATTGATAGAACTGATCCTTGTTAAAATTTAAATTATGGCAGTAACAGTCGGACCAAATAAATTACTATTTAAAAACAATTACACCGTTTATGAAAACGAGGTTGTATGCACTGTTGATGCTGGTGAATTTAACATGAGCCAAAACCCTTCAATTTCTACTGATACTTCAGGATCTTTAAGAGACTTTGCTACTGGTTCAAATTTTATGCCTTACGCAACAACTGTAGGGATTTATAATGATCAAAATGAATTATTAATGATAGGTAAACTTTCCCAACCAACTCCTATATCAAATAACACAGATACAACATTTATAATTAGATACGACCAATAAATGTGGTTATACAATAATAAAGTTATAAAAGGTATTGAACAAATACCTAAAAATACATTTGGATTTATTTATCAATCTACTTATATTCCAACTAACGAAAAGTATTTAGGTAAAAAAGTATTATTTTTTAATCGTACTTTACCACCATTAAAAGGAACTAAACGTAAACGTAAAGTAGTAAAAGAAAGTGATTGGCTAACATATTATGGTAGTCATGAAAAAATTAAAACCCTTTTAAAAGAAAATAAACATAATGATTTTAGAAGGGAAATATTAGAATTTGCATTTAATAAGAAGCATCTTACATACTTAGAGACAAAATATTTGTTTTGTAATAATGTATTAGAGAATACAGAATATATAAATGATAACATATTGGGTAAATTTTTTAGAAAAGATTTGGTTAGCCCAAATAATTAACGTATATTATTCAAAACTGAAGTTTTTTAAATGGTAAACCAAATATTACTTGGGTTAGTGGAATCCGTTCTAGGCAAAAGTAACCCAACAGCAAGGGGTAATCATGCCTTTCATTGTGCTTTTTGTCATCACAAAAATCCAAAACTAGAGATAAATTTAATTCCAAATAAAAAGAAAGAAAATTTATGGCATTGTTGGGTGTGTGATAAAAAAGGTAAAACTTTATTTGGTTTATTTAAAGCATTAAAAGTATCTACTGATAAAAGAACACAATTAAAAGATATATTAGGAACTACAGAAAAATATGATATTGTAGTTGCAAACACTAAAGTTGAATTACCAACAGAATATAAACCATTATACAATCTTACCAAATCAGATATACATGCTAGACATGCTTTAGCTTATCTTAAAAGAAGAGGTGTTTCTACTATAGATATTTTAAAATACCAAATAGGATATTGTGAAAAAGGTAGATATGCTAATAAAATTATAATACCTACATATAATGCTGATGGGCAGTTGGATTATTTTGTAGCACGTTCATTTGAAAGAGAACCATCAAGAAAATATGATGCACCATCTTCAGATAAAAATATTATAGGATTTGAAAATATGATAAATTGGAATATTCCTATTGTATTATGTGAAGGTGCATTCGATGCTATTGCTATAAAACGAAATGCCATACCACTGTTTGGTAAAAATATATCAAAAAAACTAATGCAAAAATTAGTTACATCTGAAGTTAAAAAAGTTTATTTAGCTTTAGACAAGGATGCTATTAAATCAACATATAAAATAGCTAAACAATTATTAGAAGCAGGAAAAAAACTATTTGTAGTAGATTTAGATGATAAAGACCCTGCTGATATGGGGTTTGCTTTATTTACAAACAAAATCCAACAATCACAGGAATTTACATTTTCATCTCTACTTAACTTAAAACTAACCATATGAAATTAAGGAAAGCCAACTTTCCTAAGCAGGAATTAAACCGCGAATTTACTCAAATTACTACTAACGATTCTAGATTCTATGAAGATGGAGAAAAAACATACCCTTCAGTTACTTATGTTTTATCTTATTTTCCTAAAGGAAAACACTTTGAAGAATGGTTAAAAAGAGTAGGATATAATGCTGATTATATTGCTAAAAAAGCTGCTGATGAAGGGACATTAGCCCACAATTTGTGTGAACGTTATTTATTAGGTGAAGAAATTAATTTAATGAAAGATGATTCTCCACAATATGATTTGCATGTTTGGAAAATGTTTTTACGTTTTGTTGATTTTTGGGAAACCAGTGGTGCTGAATTAATAGAAACAGAAGTATTCTTATATTCTGATACTTTACATATAGCAGGGACCTGTGATTTAGTTTGTAAAATAAACGATGAATTATGGGTAATTGATATTAAAACATCAAACAACCTACAAACTACATATGATATTCAATCAGCTATATACGCTAGATGTTTTGAAGAATGTTATGAACAAAAAGTAGATAGAGTAGGTGTTTTATGGTTAAAATCATCTAAAAGGGGACCAAGAAAAGATAAATTACAAGGTAATAAATGGGAAGTATATGAATCACCTCGTTCTATAGATGAAAATTTAAATATATATAACCATGTTAGGGCTTTATTTGACCTAGAAAACCCAGAATTAAAACCTTTATCTGAAAAATATAGAACTAAAGTAAAAAAACAATGACAACTATACCGTTTACAATTGTAGATGATTTTCTTGATAATCCTCAAGAAATAAAAAATTATGCTTTATCTTTAAAATATGTACCTGAACCAGAAGGAAGATGGCCTGGAAAAAGAACACCATTCTTACACCAAATTAATCCTCCCTTATATGAATATATTTTAAGAAAAGTTTACAATTTGTTTTTTGAAGAATATCCTGTTGGTTCTAAAGTAAATATGAGTTTTCAAAAAATAGAATATTTAGAAGGAAGTGGATGGCCCCACCAAGATACTGAATTATTTACTTTTTTAATTTATTTACATGAAGATGATGAATCTGTTAATTGTGGTACATCTATTTATTCTCTAAAAAAAGGTATTCCTTATCCTTTGCATAACCAACAAGATAGATTAAAAATGGAAAATTTTATGAAAGCAAAATTTAACCAATCTAAAACAGGTAAAATGAGCGAAGAAAATTTAAAACTTCAAAAAAATTTTATTGAAAACAACTTTGAAAAAACTATAGATATTAAAGACAAATTTAATAGACTAATATGTTTCCCCTCAGAATGTTTCCATTCAGCTAATACCTTTAATAATTCAACCCACGAAGATAGGTTAACTTTAGTAGGATTTGTAGAAAGAATAGCTTTTAAAGGAAAACACTGGCCTATTATTAGATCTAAACAGACCCATCTACTTTAATTTGTCTTCCTCATTATTTTTCCGTATATTTATATGTCGATAATGTAAGTCTATGTATAAATTGCGTGATATATTACTTGAACGTTCAGTTAACCCTAAAGCATTAATTCTCGCTGGATCCCCGGGTGCTGGTAAGTCATCATTCATAGAAGATGTTGATAACGCATTAATATTAAATGTTGATGATTATTACATGCGTAATTTAAAAGACATGGGAGTGTCTTTAGATTTAAAAAACGCAGATGCTGAAGCAAGAAGTAAAGCAGCACAAGCAATGGCAGCAGCTAATAAAGAATTTCGCCCTTATATGAGAGATATTATATTAGGGAAGAAAAATTTTATATTAGATGGTACAGCTGCTAATGCAAAACCAACATTAGCTCTTAAAAAAGAATTAGAAGATTTAGGGTATGATATTTTAATGGTTTATGTATTTGCTTCATTAGAAAAAGCATTAGATAGAAATGAAACACGTTTTCAACGCTCACAAGGTGAAGATAGAAGTTTATCACCTGCTATTGTAATGAGAACATGGAATGGAATTACCCAAAACTATGATCTATATAAAGATAAATTTGGAAATAATTTTGTTTCTGTAGTAAATGATAAAGCATTAAAAAAAGGTGAATCACAAAAGTCCTTAGAAGATTTAGTAGATAAGTACATAGAACCTTATAAACCTACTGATACTAAGCCAAAAACTGATAAAGAAAAGGCACGTTCTGAAAAAAGTAAAGTTGAATTAAATAAACAAATTAGTGATTTTATTAATTCTGATAAGGTGGAAGATATAAAAAACAATTCTGTATCTAAAGATGAAGCTAAATCTAGAGTAAAACAATTTTTCTCATGAATCTAGAAAAAACAGTTAAATATATAATAGAAAGAATTTTATTAGAAGAAATAACTGAAACTATTTCTATATACCCCGGTGCTTTTAAACCACCCCATAAAGGGCATGTAGAAACTGCTTTAAAATCTATAGATGATAATACAGAAAGGGTTATTATCTTTATGTCAACTAAAGAAAGAGAAGATGTTGATTTTGAAGAAGCTAAACAAGTGTGGGATTTGTATAAAGCTAATATACCTGAACTAGAAAAAGTTGAAATACATCCTACCCCCACTCCAGTAAAAGCTGTTTATGATTACGCTAAGGATAATCAAACACATGCCATAAGAGCAGTATTTGGTAAAGGTGAAGAAGAAAGATTTAAATCATTATTAGATAAAGAAAAATACCCCCATGTAGAAGTATTTGACGCTGGTGTTGTAGGTGATTTTTCTGCTACTAATTTAAGAAAAGCTATTAGGGAAAAAGATTTAGAAACAATTAAAGATTATATTCCTTATCAAGTTAATGTAGATGATTTTTTATCTATATTTAATATTCAAAAAGAAATAAAAAAAGAAGATAGATATTTGCAAGAAGCAAGATATAAAAAGTTTTTAAATGAAGGTTGGGAAGATTCAAAAGGTAAAGTGGTAGGTGATTTTGTAAATTACGTTAGTGATTATTTATCTATTACTAAACCTAAAATAAAATTAATCAACCAAGAAGGATACACCCAAGAATACCATAGTTTTGGTGGCTATATACCCTCAGAAGAAAAAATAATGGTTGTTGTTCACAATCGCAATATGGCTGATATATTAAGGACTATTGCACATGAAATGGTTCATCACATGCAAAATTTAGATGACAGATTAACACCAAAATCAGGTGAAGATGGTTCCCCAGATGAAAATGAAGCAAACTCACTTGCTGGTGTTATAATGAGACAATTTGGACGTGAAAATCCACACATATATGAATAGAATAAAAGGTAGTTTAATGGAATTATTGCAAGAAGATCTTGCAAAGGCATATGACATTTTTATTGATATGGATGGAGTGTTAACTGACTTTGAAAGACGTTTTGAACAATTTGCTGGGGTTACTCCTGATGAATATATGTCTCAAAAAACAATTCAAGTTGGTGAAAAAAAAGCTAATGAAGAATTTTGGAATTTAGTAGATAAACAAATAGGTGTTAGGTTTTGGGCAGGAATGCCTTGGATGCCTGAAGGAGAAAAACTATACAAATATATTAAAAAATATAAACCAACTATTTTAACTTCACCTTCTAGAGAAGAATCATCTCGTATAGGAAAAGGTGTATGGGTTAAAAGAAACATGTCAGGTGTACCGGTTAAATTTGGTTATGGTGCAGATGGTAAAGCTAAATTTGCAGGACCAAATAAAATATTGATAGATGATAGAGAAGATAATATATCAGCATGGAAAGCAGCAGGTGGGGTTGGTATATTATTTAAATCAACAGAACAAGTAAAAAACGAGTTATCTAAACTAGGGTTATGAGCGAAACACAGCTACAAAAAGAATTCTCTAAACGCGATATTCAGAGAATGCGTAACATAGTCTCTGGAAATACTGCAGACCGTACTAGGGTTCAAGCAGGATACCAAAAACAATCAACAAAACATGTTGAGGGTGATGTGTGGGAAGAAAATGATAAAACTTGGACTATAAAAAATGGTATTAAACAAACTGTTACTAAACACGATAAACTAAGGGAAATGGTTAATATGCCTTTATCTTGTCCTTCATGTAATAAGTCTATGAAAGTCACTAAACTAAATAAAAAAATGTGGACTATTCATAAAAAATGTTTTGACTGTGTTGTTGAATATGAAACTCAATTAAAAGTAAATGGAAAGTATGAAGAATATGTTAAAGATTTAATGAATTCTAATAAAGATTCCTTTGTTCAAGACTATGAACAAGCCGTAGAAGCTTTTTTAAATGAAGGAGAAGATACATTTATGTCCGAAGCTGGAGACATGGAAAATTGGTCAAAAGCCAAACCCAACCCAGAAATGATCAAAATCCTTAAAGATAATATTAAACAACTAAAAGAATTAAAGTTATAATGAAAGTTAATATTGAAAATTTTGTAGGCATATTTGAAAATGCTTTTAGTGATGTCTGGTGTGATAGTATTATTAATTGGTATGACCAATTAGAAAATATGGCTCCTGATATTATTACTAATAGGAAAAAACAAAAAAATAGAAATCCTTTAACTGCAACTAATTCCTTTATATTTTTAGATCAACATTTACCTAAATTAAATGGGGGCGATTTATATAAGCATTTTATGCAAGTTTTAACTAAAGACGTATTTCCTACTTATTTAGAAAAATATTACTCAAATGAATTATCCCAAGCTTTACCTTACAGCATTAAAGTTCAAAAAACCCTACCAGAAGAAGGATATCATATGTTTCATCATGAAACAGATTGTTTTCAATGTGGAAATAGACTTTTAGTATATATGGTATATTTAAATGATATAGAAGAAGGAGGTGAAACTGAGTTTTTATATCAAAGACTAAGGATAAAACCAAAAAAAGGTACTATGGTTTTATTTCCTCCATACTATACACATATCCATAGAGGTAATCCTCCTTTAAATGAAACTAAGTACGCTATTACAGGATGGATGGAAAAATCTTTCACACAAGCTAATTGATATTTTTATATATTTATTACAGAATAATTCTACTTAATATGAAAAAACAAGAACTTAAAAAATTAATCAAGGAAAATATTACAAATTGGTTAAAAGAAAGAAGCTTACCAACAGAAGGTGAAGCCCCTGTAAAAGAAAAAAAACATACAATCGAAGACCAAATAGCAGAGTTTTATTATGTTACAAAACCAACTAAAGAATCTAAAGTTGAAGAATTAGTTAAAAGTGGTGATGTATTTGAATTTGCTATGAGTGGTTTAACACGTGAAGAAATTCATGGTATTTACAAATCAGAGGGCAAAGCAAAATCTGCAGCTAATAAAGTAATCAAAGAAAGAGACATTAAACTTAAAGAAACTTATAAAAAAGGACAGGATAAGCTTAAACAAATGGAAGCTTCAATTGATGAAATCAAAACACAAATTGAAGGCAAAATGTCTGAAGCAACATCTAATCCAGATATGAGAGAATCTTTAACGGCTGAATCTAATAGCTTAATGGAAAAACTTTCTATGTTAGAGGCTCAAGTTGAAAAACTAAGAGAAGTATTAGAAGCAGAAGGAATGCGTTTTGAAAAAAAATCGTCTAAAAAAGCTAAAAAAGAAGACGAAAAAGAAGAAAAAGAAGACTAATCATGAAAGAATGTAATTGCAAAGTTTGTAATTGTGGTACTTCATGTGACTGCGATTGCTGTAACTGTTAATTTATGGACAAGCTCAAACTCAGGTACTTAATCAGAGAGGCTATAGAAAATGTTGTTAAAGTTACATCAAAGTTTTCTATAGGTGATAAAGTAACAACTGTAGATGGAGACACTGCATTTGTTACAATGGCAGAACATCCTTTTTATACTGTAGAGTTAGAAGAAACAGGAACAACTAAATCATTTAACTTTAAAGATTTAGCCCCATTCCAAGAAAAAGAAATAGCACCCACATCAGAAGGTATTACGTTACTTGAAGGAGCAAATGCTTCTCCCGGTTTAATGTTTCACCAG